GCACCTACGAATGGGCCGAGGGTTCGAACCCGCGCGTTGACGCCTATTTCGACGATGTGGGTTATCCCTCAATGACCGACGAGACCGCATGGTGTGCCGCTTTCGTGGGGGCGATGCTCAAGCGGTGCGGTTACCCGCATACAGGCAAGCTGACTGCTCGCAGCTACCTCGACTGGGGCAAGCCCGTTGACCTGAGCAAAGCCGAACCCGGCGACGTGGTGGTGTTGTGGCGAGGCTCCCCGACAAGCTGGCAGGGCCATGTGGGCTTCTTCGACCGACAGGCTGACGGCAATGTCTATCTGCTCGGAGGCAACCAGCGGGACATGGTGAACGTCAGCGGCTACAGCATCGACCGGGTGCTGTCTGTGCGACGCATGGAGCGCACCAGCAAAGCGCAGTCCACAACGCTACAGGCAGCCGCAGGGGCCGCCACAGCGGGCGCAGGAGGCGTTGCTACCGTTCTGGGCAGTCTGGACCCGGTAGCGCAATACATTGTGCTTGGAGCGGCTGCTATCGCGGGGCTGTGCATCCTGTGGATTATCAGGGAGCGCATTAAGGCCTGGGGCGAGGGCCGCAGATGATGCTCCGGCTCAAACTCTGGCTGGCAGCGGCTGGCGCATTCATCGTGGCGCTGTTCGCGGCCTATTGGAACGGCAAGAGCAAGGCGAGGGATGAGGGATATGCAGACACGCGCAAGCGCATGGACGAAGTTGACCTTGGCAATGACCCTGATGCCTCTCGCCGCTGGCTGCACGAGCGTGGTGAGCGGTGAGGCCATCTGCGATGCGACAGCCGCCAGCCGCACGGCACACGCAGCCGCGCTTGCTGAAGATGGTGGTGACAAGTCAGTGGTTACAGGCGCGTATCTCATTCGACAGCTAGACGCGGCCTGTCAGTAATTGCGCCAGGTGGCGTAGTCCGAGCGGGCGGAACCCGTAGCGTACCCCATACGCGATGGACCCCGGCAGCGCCTCAACTGCCGGGGTTTTTATTGAGTATGCCCATTTGAACGCCTGTACCAACAAGATTCGGCTTTTTAGCTTTGAGAGGCTCATCCTTTTCAATCAGGGCAAGTACGGCATCTTGGCACCCACAAGCGTAAGCGCATTCTCTTGACGCCTCCCGCAACGCTTCCTCTCGCACCTTGACGATGCGGGCTTCGAGGGCTTCTATGCGGTCGGCGGCCTTCAATAGCATCGGCTTTGAAAGTGGGGTGTGTATCGCAAACTCACGCAAACGCTTCACCAAATCATCCATCATCTTTCCCTTTCAGTGCGGCGCGGGCTTCATCAATACGAGTTGCCATTTCCATCTCCGAACAAAAGCAGCCATCCTCAACAGCCGTTACAAGTCGTCCCAACGCAACCTCCAACTCAGCGACCCTCGCTTCTAGGCGAGATATGGTGATGCGACTAATCTTAGCTTCGCCCTCCCAGCTTGACGGGTAGGCTTTGGGTCGCTCGGAGAACGGGATGTCTTTCCAGAGCAACGGTTTTCTGTTTTCTGGTAATTCACTCATTTCCCCAACCCCTCCGGCCTCGCCACAGGGCGCGGTGAGGCGCTCAAGAGTGTTGACCGCTCACACAGCACCGCCACGTCGTCATAGGACACCTCAAGGATGGCCTGCATGGGTTGCAGGGCCGCGCTGCACTCTGCCTCGCTGGGGAACAGCAGGCGGCTTTCAACGTCGCCGTACAGGGCAATTAAGACTGTCCAAAGTTTCATGTTTTACGTCCTCCTCTGATATAATGCCCAGACTTTCGTGCGGCCTCTGTCGCCTCTTCGCGCGTTTGGGCCTGCTCCCAAGGCAGGGCTGGCATGGTTATCATGGTAATGTAGCCGCCCGCGTCACTGCTACTGCCTGGGTGCGCCATGCGAACGGGGCGATACACTAGCCGCCGCCCGCCTTCCTCCCGCGAGGCACATAGGCTTCTCCGCCCGGCGTCAGTCGCTTCTCGATCATCTTCCCCTGTTCCATCATGTCGATCGTAGTCTGGATGTTGTGAACCGGAACTCGCTCCTGCAAGAAGTTTATCAAACGATGCTTCAGCACCGGCTTGCCCTCTTTCGCGTGAGTTGTGAATATAAAGTGCCATGCTTCCTCCATTGTTTTTCCGGCCCCGCCCTGAGACATCGCCTTAAAGATGTCCGGCATGTGGAGCTCGACTTCGATTAGTGCATCATAGGCCCGCTGCCAGTCCTCAAGCGTTACGACAAGCTGGTCACTGCGGCTTACGCTAAAGACGATGCAGAGCTTTAGCAAGTGAACTGTGCGGCGGATGTTATACGAGAGCAGCTTAGGGTGATCCGGTCGCGGCTCGCCGTCAGTAAGGTGAAAGTTGTCCATAGCCTCGGCGGCAGCTTTCTCGAAGCGGATCTCCCCGAAAAGGTTTGCTATGTCCATGAGACCATCGCGCAGGGAGTTGAACTCCTCCTCGTCGAAGGCGGACTCCGTGAAGAGTGAACGAAGCTGCCGGTCGCCGGAGTACACTAGCATCGTGCGGCTCAAGAAGCCCTGATCCCAGGCCCCCTCGGGCAGGACGTGCATCAGGTAGCTTGGGGTGCAAGCCGCCACGAGGTTAAGCTGCGGATTGTCGATGTCGATCTCGATCTTCGAGGTACGGCGGCGCTCAGAATAGTGCTTGCAGTCCCAAAGGTCTGTAAGCGTATTCATAAACTCGTTTTCATACGCGGGCAACAAGACGCCTAGCTCGTTGATGCACATCAGAAGCGAGTTGAAGTGCGTTACCGGATCAGCTGCCTTGGCGTCTACCCAGCGGCGGTTGGCGTCGGCCAGCTCATCTATAAGTGAGGCTTTGGTCACGGAGGTGCTGGCGATGTGATGGTCCTCAAGTCCCTCCCACAGCTTGCGAATACGCCAAGTGATCTCGGTCTTGCCCACGCCCGGCGGCGCGACTAACACAGTATACATATTTGGAAAGAGCCGGGAGCCGAGACTCCTGACCCAGACCTTGCGCTCAAGTGCCCCGGCAACCGTTGCGATGGCTCCCCACTTTCGGAACAGCGGCGGGGAGCTGATATTCTCCGTGTGGCTCATGAAGCCGTCGATCCAGTCCGCCCTCATTTTAGGTGATCGCGCAGGCTTTGCCTTTTCTTCCGCGGAAGATAGCGTGGCGCGACTCGCTTCTCCTCGCCCTTCCACCCCGAGAGCCCGTAAGGATTGTCCTCGCTTTGATAGCCCCAATTCCAACCTCCTGCGGCGTCCAGCGGTACGCTGAACTTTCTGCCGCCCTTTAATTCTATTTCGACTTGCATTACGCTGAGGATTTCCGGCACGATGTCCGGCACCTCGCTGAGTGGGACCTGGAACAAGATTGAGTCGTGGACCTGGTTCAGGAGCTGGACTTGCGGAAAGGCTTTCCAGACCTGATGCAGGCCACGGTCAATCTGCTCACCAGTGCAGGACTGCGGATCGTAGGCTATGGCCTTGCGGTGCGTCGAGGCGTCTTTGCCGCGCCCGAAGAACATGCGCCTGCGCCCGAACAGCGTGGTGAGTGTTCCGGTTTCTTCGATTTGTTTGATAACTGCTTCGTGCCATGCCGGGATACAGCGGAAGTTTTTGAAATAGCGGGCTTGGAACTCTTCGATGACTTTAGTTGGTGTGTGAGTGTGTTTTGCCATTGTGCGCGGGGTGCCGTAGTAATTGGTGCCGTGGCCTAGTTTCTTGGCGAGCTGGCGGTAGCTGTCCTGACCGTGGGCGATAAGGCCGTCGCAGAACTTCTTCCACTCGGACTCGGCCTCGGGCCATGCAAGCTCCGGCCAGGTCATGCGGCAGACCATTGTGTGCAGGTCGCCTGACTCGCTCGCGTCGAGGAAGGCTCCCGCGAACTCGGGGCCGTGCTCCTCGAGGAAGAGGTTCCAGCAGATCGCGCCGACATTGCGGGCATCGGCCTGCTCAAGGTCCACGTTGAGCATATACATGCCTGGGTCGGCCACGAAGGGGAAGCGCAGCTTGCGGTTAACGTTCTGCAGGTTGGTCCCTGTGCCAAAGTCGTTCATCGAGGAGGCAAGGCGGCCCGTCTTGGTGCCCGCGAGATTGTAGTTGGTGCGGATGCGGCTGTCTGGGTCGATCTCGGTGCGGAGGAAGCCGAGCTGCTTGTGGAGGTCGCGCAGCACGAGGATGAAGTTGGCCAGGGGCCTGGCGTAGAGGTAGTTCGCCGCGAAGTGCTCAAGGGCCTCGCGATTTACAGTGGCGGTGTATTGGCCCTGGGCGTTGCGGGACTTAATCTCCTTGAGGCTCATCATACCGTAGAACAGGTTCTTGAGCTGAGTTGGGCTGCGCCAATTAAGGTTGGCCCCGCAGATCGCCTGCATGATGCGCTGGAACTTCGCGTCAAGCTCATCCAGCTCGCGGCTTAGCTCGGCGATCGAGCGGCGGCGGCTCTGCTCGTCGATCTTAGTCCCGCGCATGGACATCTCGAGGATCGGGGCGAGTTTGTCGAGGGCGTAGGCGTAGGTCGCCTTGACGTTCTCCGGCTCGTCCACGAGCTGCCCGGCGAGATTATTGTAGACCTCGGCGGTCACGCAGCAATCGAGGCCGTTGTAGACCCACGACGCCTCGTCCGAGGACAGAAGGCTCATGGACTTTTCATTAAGGTTCGAGGTGTCGAAGATTTTCATAGTGGAAAGTCTACCTGCTCTACCGGGATGCCATGCTCGAGGGCGAATTGGGCCTCGCCGACTACGCCGCGAGAAGTGAGGTAGCCTGAGAGCTTGAGGACGCGGACCTTCTCGGAGGCGAGGATCATGTGCTCGTTGAACGGTCGCCAGAAGTTGAAGTAAATCGCCTGGCTATTGTCGAGTGCGAAGGGGTGACCGTATACCACAGGGGAGAAAACAATTTCGCCTTTGGCCATGCAAAACTGCGTGTATTGCAATACCTGGCGGTAGCGCAGGTTTCGTATGTCCTGACGCTCGTGCGTGTAAGGAGAGGCTATGTAGATCATTCGTCGCCTTTCTTGAGCTGATCATGGTCAGTCCGCATGAACTTCCAGCTTGGTTCGTTGGTGTAGATGCTGCCCAGGAAGCCGAGGCCCTTTTCCATCTCGGGCTGGAGGCTGTGGTGAAGCAGCATGGTGTCGCCGAGGAAGCGGGGGCAGGGGATGCCTACGGTGCGCCAGAAGTAGTTCATGTCGTAAGCGAAATTCTGCCCGATGAGGGG